CGAGATCACCAGGGCCACATCCATCAGCGGCCAGCCCGTCAAGGCTGGCCAGGTGGTGGACGCAAGCGAGAAGGACGCTCGCATCCTTCTCGCCATGGACAAGGCGATCGTCGCAACAGAGCCCGTCCCAACCCGGGGCAAACGTCAACCCAAACCCACGGAGCCCTAACCGATGGCCATCCTTCAGAACCAGCTGGAGAAACTCCAGCACTTCCCCCTTCACCCCGTTGCATCGGAGTCGAGCACTTTCACCGGTGCTACCACCAACATCGCCGACCTGAACGACTTCGACGGCGACATCCAGATCATCCTGGACTCTGGCGCTGCTGCTGCTTCGGGCACCATGACCGGCAAGATCCAGCACTCTGACACCACGACCAGTGGTGACTTCTCTGATGTCACCGGCGGCGGCTTCACTGCTGTTGCCCAGGCGGCGTCGAAGCAAGTGCTGACCCTGGATCGTGATGCCCTGAAAAGGTACATCCGCTTCGTCGGCACCATCGCATCATCCGGTACTACCACCTTCTCCGCTCAAGGTTACGGCCTCAAGAAGTACGGCTGATGCCTATCACCGAGGATCTTGATGTGTTCCTCGCCGACCACGGCGTCACTGTCACCAGTGGCGCCGTTTCTGGTTTGGGCATTCTTGACATGCCCGGCGAATCCATCATGGGCGACATGGTGATCAGCAATGGCTACGTCGTGACATGCCGCTCTAATCAGTTCGGCACGGTGGGATACGGCACGTCAATCACTGTTGACGGCAGCACTTACAAGGTGCAAGAGAACAAGCCGATCAGTGATGGGAAGTTTTGCAGCTTGCAGCTTGAGAAGGTGTAACAGTGGCACTGAAACGCGAATCAATCCTTGCCGCCATCGCCACCGCTCTGGTCGGGACGGTGCAGGTAGGCAGCAGAATCTACCGCTCACGGGTGGAAGCCTTCGCTCGTAATGAAGCGCCAGCGATCGTGATTGAGCCGGCAGCTGATTTGGCGGAGAACCCACCGCTGAGCATCTGCTACATCGACTGGACCTTCACGGTGGACATCGCCATCCACACCCGTGGAGCTGTGCCTGAGACCTTGGCGGCACCGATCGTCAGCGACATGCACAGCAAGCTCATGGCCGATCGAACGCTGGGCGGGCGGGCGATGGACATCTGGCCGGTGAGCGTGCAGCACCAGCGCGAGCAGGCCGACCTGGCGTCTGGCCTGAGTGTCTGCAGCTATCAGGTGCGGTACAGGACCAGTATCACCAGCCTGGAAGGCTGAGCCGGAGTCCATAGGCTGAGATGTCCTTCCGTATCCCCATCGTGAGCAAGGCGCCACCGCCGCTGCCTGAGTTCCCGAAAGCCGGCGGCAGCTATGTGCTGAGCGCTGACGGCAAGCGATGGGAGCCTGAGACCACCAAAACCCCCGAACTGATCGAGGCCCCGACTGATGCCACTGACCAGAAATAGGCTGATCCTGGCAGGTGCCGAAGGAACCTACGGGACGGCGGCGACGCTGACCGGCAGTAGCGCCATCTACGTGAAGAGCGACCTGCAGATCAACCCGCTGCAGATGGAGCTGGTTGATCGGGATCTGCTGTACGGCTATATCGGCAACTCGCCGCGGCTGGCGTCTGAGCAGGTTGGCCAGATCAGCTTTTCATTTGAGCTGTCGGGCAGTGGAACAGCAGGGACTCCGCCTGCGGTTGGCCTGTTCTTTAGAGCCAGCGGGCATAGTCAAACGATCGTCGCCAGCACGTCCGTCACCTACGCCCCGATCGGCACCGGCTACGAGGGCATCACTATTGATGCCTATGCCGACGGCAAGCGGCACCGGCTTACTGGTGTTCGCGGGAACCTGATGATCGAGTGGAACGCTGGTGAGATCCCGCTGGGCAAGTTTGAGGGCCTGGGCATCTACACCGCCGTGACCGACACGGCCAACCCGACGCCGACCTACTCCGCGCAGGCGACGCCGGCAATCGTGAACGCAGCCAACACCACCAGTGTGCAAGCGTTCGGTTATGCGGCTTGCATTGAGTCGTTCAGCTTCAACACTGGCCGCTCACCGCAGCATCGCCAGCTGGCCGGCTGCAGCCGCCAGATCCGCATCGACCAGGAGCGCGCCCCCGAGGGCGAGCTGACGGTGGAGTCGGTCAGCATCGCCACCAAGGACTTTTTCACCCAGGCCACCAGCCAGACGCTGGGCCAGGTGTCCTTCGTCCATAACGCCACCGCCGGCAACATCTGCACGTTCACGGCGCCGACCTGCAGCCTGGGTGATGTGGAGTACGAAGACAGCGACGGCATCGAGATGCTGAAGCTGCCGTACATGCCGATCCCAACAGCGGCCAACGGCTACAACGATTACACCATCGCGTTCACCTGATTCATGGCATTCATCCTTGATCAGTCGGAGTCCTACTCTTGGCCGGTCACCGTCAAGGTTCCACAGGATGGCGGCCGGTTCCGGTCGTTCACGTTTGAGGCCGAGTTCAAGCGGGTAAGCCAGGAGCGGCGCGAACAGCTGGGCCGCCTGCTGATGCGCCAGAAGCGGCTCATGGACGATGGCCTGACTGTCTTCGAGGACGACATCCTGACCCCCCGGCAGATTGCTGATGAACTGCTGGTGGGCTGGTCGGGCATCATGGACACCGAAGGCGCAGATGCTGCCCAAGTGCCATTCGGCGAGACGGTGAAGGCCCAGCTGCTGAACATCGGCGACGTGGCCGACGCGATCCTGGCCGCCTGGAATGACAGCATCCCCGGGGCGAAAGTAAAAAACTGACAGGCGCCGTTGACCACTGGTTCAACGGTGACGGCGCCCCAGATCACGACCTGATCAACGACGCCAAGATGCTGGGCCTTGAGCTGCCGGAACAACCACCACCGCCAGACTTCGCCGTCTGGCCGGAGAACATGCCGTCGGTGGAATTGTTCCTTAGGTGCGCAACCCAGTGGCGGATTGGTGAGCCGTCAGCCGTTGCGCCGGCTGGTGTGGCAGGGCTGGATTATGGCGTGCTGCTGTCCATCGGTAGCTTGTACTTAGGCCCTGACACCGAGATGCGCGACGTGATCGAAGACGTGCAGGTGATGGAACGCCAGGCGCTGGATCTGATCTATCAGGCGGCGAAAGCTGCAGCGAAGAACTGATGGCTGCCGCACTTGACGCACTGCTGAGAATTAAGGCGCAGGTCACTGGCGCGCCTGCTGTGCAGGCGCTGGGTGGTGCGATCGGCGGCGTGCAGAAGCAGGCGGCCGGCGCCGTCGGTGCGCTGCGCCGGATGGGTGCTGCATCGGGTGGCCTGGGTGGTGCGCTTGGTGCGCTGACGCCGCTGCTGTCGGCCGCCGGCCTGGGTGCAATGGCGATGAATGCCATCAACGCTGGCGATGCGATGTTCGATATGTCGCAACGCACCGGCGTCAGCGTCGAGATGCTCGGCAAGTTTGACAAGGCGGCCAAGATGAGCGGCACCAGCATCGAAGCTGTCGGTACCGGGCTGGCGCGTTTGGCCCGGTCAATGGCTGCGGCTGCCGGTGGTGGCTTCGGCGAAAAGACAAAGGAAGAGATGGACCAGGCGAAGGACGCCATTGAGCAGGGAGAGAAGGCCGCAGTGCGGGCTGTGGAGCGTGGCGCTGATCGGCGCATGGACGTGCTCGACCGGGAGACCGGCCGCCGGCTTGACAAGCTGGCGAAGCGCTACCGGCGGGAGGAGCAGCTGCTGAATGACAGCTTTGACGACCAGGCGGCTGCAGCGGATGAGGCCGCCCAGGACCAGACCGATGCACAGATCAAGGCGATCGACCGGCGCTTCGAGGCGCTTCGCCGCGGGGTGCAGAACGACAAGGCGCTGAGCGAGGCATCTCAGTCGGCGCTGCTCCAGCAGCTGGAAGACCAGCGCGACGCCGAGCTGGAGGTGGTGCGTGATGCCGCAACGAAGGCCCAGACGATCCGTCAGCGCGCGTCCCGCGATGCACGGCAGGAGGTGCTGGACGGGCTGGACGAACGCAGGAAGGCAGAGGAGGACGCGCTGAAGGCATCAACGGAGAGCCAGAAGGACGCCATCAAGGAAGCGACCCGATCCCAGGTGGAGAGCATTAAGGAGATTGCCGACCAGCAGAAGAAGGCGCTTAGCGGTGACGGGGATGGGATGGCCGACCAGTTGGACGAGCTGGGGCTGAGCGGAAAGGGCGCGTCCGATGCATTCCGCGAACTGGGCGTGGCGATCAAGAACAATGACGGCACGATGCGCAGCAGCGACGCGGTGCTGCTCGACATCTCCCGCAAGTTCGCCACGATGCCAGACGGTGTGGCAAAGACGGCGCTGGCAATGAAGCTATTCGGCCGTGGTGGCGTTGAGATGATCCCCATGTTGAACATGGGCGGCGATGCGATCGAGCGGCTTAAGTCGAAAATGACGACCGAGTTCGCGGCGGCAGCTGATCAGTACGGCGACAAACTGGTGATTCTGGGCGGAAGGATTGGGGCGGTGGGCTTTCAGATTGCGGAGTTGCTGCTGCCGGTAATTGAAGGAATAACCGACGCGCTGACCGGATTTTTCGCCTGGCTTGATGGCCAGGATCCCGTGGTGCAGGGACTGGTGCGGGCCATCACCGTGGCGGCCATTGCCTTCGCCGCCTTGGCACCGGCCATCGCTGCAGCGGTGAGCATTGCCGGGGCCGTCGCTCCAATCTTCGCCGGCATCGCTGCAGCGGCTGGTACGGTGGCCGCCACCATCGCCGGGTGGGCGGCGCTAATCCTGCCGGCCATTGCCGTGGTGAAGGCGATAGGAGCTGCGCTAGTTGCCACCTTCGCCATCATCGCCAGTGCGCCGGTGCTGGTAACTCTTGCCATTGCTGCTGCCGTTGCTGCTGTCGTGGCTGGTGTGGTCCTGTTTAGGAATGAAATTGGCAGCTTCTTTGTATGGCTGGGGAATGCCGCCATGGAAGGGTGGCGGCAACTTACTGCACCCGTTCAGCCGCTT